GCCTGCGTGCCGTACCCTTGATAGAGCGCGGCATTCTTGGCCGCGGCGTCTTCCGCAGACTTGCCGGTGAAGGCGTCGAAGATACCCATGATCTCAATTCCTAAGGTGCCGTCTCGTATGTGATCGAAAACGTGTAAGCCATCGGCGCCGTGATCGCGGTTGTCCCGTCATATTTCCAGAGCGCGACACCATAAGGGACAGTCGCAACCGTCAGCATGACGCCATCGACACCGCCGCCGGCAAACATATGTCCGGCGCCGTTCTGGCCGCCGAGCGACGGAACCGGAAGCGACACGGCCAGATAGCCGGTGCCGCTGCCGGCGTTAGTGATCGTGATATATCCATTCGCGATCACAACGCCGCCAATGCTTCGATATCGGATCGCAGCCGTGGCTGCCACCAGCGATCCACTTTCGCACGCAAGCGTAGGCGTGAAATCCTGCCATACCGGATTGACTTGTCCGATAATCGGCATCAGACCCACGCGCCATTCTGTTTCACGAAAATCCCCACAACCGAAGACCCCGAAAGGCGGATGTAAAAATCGTCATTGACGCCAAGTTTATTCAACACAAGCGCGTCCGCAGGAACGGCAGGATCGAGTGTCCCATAGAACCACGCCGAGACATTGCTTCCACCACCCGCTCCCGGCGCACCGCGATCCCTGCTTTTGAAATACTCGAACCATGGTTGCGTTATCAGTCCCGTCTTCGGATCACAGAATTGAACATCAGGCGTCGGTATGGGTCGCGCCATCAGCGCAACCTAGCCACTGGGCTGTCCGATTGCGTCGCGCCCATGAAACCAACATAGACCGGATCGGAAATGTCCAGGCGCCAGCGCCGCCCGTTCCAGCTTGACCGGCCGGTGCAGGCGATCAGCGACACCAACATATCGGTCTCTGATTGCTTGCCGAGCTTGCGAATGAGTGGTGCCCAATAAGTCTGACCGCCATCGTCCGACCATGAAATTTCCACCACCGGATCGGTTTCGATCGGATCGAGTGGGGTGAGATTGGTCAACGTGCCGCCAGACGTATAAGCGTGGACAAACGTGGTTCCGACGAGATCAAGCTGCGTGCCGCTGATGATAGCAACCGGCCACGTCCCATTTGCTTCCGTCGTGCCACCGACACCGGCAACATTGACCGCGCCACCGTTGGGAATGCTCGCTGTGCTGGCGATCGTAATGCGAACTCGGTTGAGTGTTCCGGCTACCGCTCCGGTGATCTTCTGCTGTGCCGTCCCGACAGCCTGCCCAACGCCGGTCACGAAATTGAAATCCGCACGGCCAATGCGTTCACCAGTCGGCCATTTCTCAACCGGCCCGCTTTCCAGCCGCATCCGAAACGGACTGCCGATTTCCTGATGTGTTGCGCTGGTGATTTCCTGAATGTTGCCGGTTTGGGTGTCGCCGCACAACCATTTGCCAAACACACCAATGCCGCCAATGATCCGCGAACGGGTTTGCTGATAGCTGTTTCGTTCCGCCCATTTGTTCGTGTTGAGATCGAACACCCATGACCATGTGAGGCTGGACAGCAAGATAAAGGCATGGCCCCGGCTCATATAGACCGACATTTCGAGTTGCGTCTTGTCGGTAACGGCCTGGATCAATCCATCGAGATCGGGCGAGCTGATCTTGTCCGGCGTATAGCCGTTGAGCTTATAAACGGCATTGTCATCGCCAACCCACACCAGCGCACGGCTGAAATTATCTTCGAAAGCAGCCACACAATAGGGTCCGGCAATGCCACGCGGAATGGTGACCGATCGCTGGAACGGGAACGGGATCGCCCCCACATCGGTCCATACTTCCGTAGTGAACCCCCCGAACAGAAACAGTACGCCGCCGTAGGCGATGGCGCGCGTGAGTCCATCCGGCTTGGCTTCTGCCGTGCCGAACGAAAGCGCTTCAACCGCCGTGGTGTTGAGCCCGCTTGCATATGCCTTGCCGCTACCAGTGGTGAACACCAAATAGCCGTCAATCGACGTGACCGAGTTGACCGCCGGCAGATCAACATCGGGATAAGAATTGATAACAATCGCCGTGTTGAACACCGCAATATCGCCGTCTGGATCGACAAACACACTGTCCGGCGTCGGTGCATTGTTGCGGGCAAAGAAGCCCTTTTTGGTTCCGGTCAACGTCCCGACATTGATTGACGGGCCGCCCGTGCTGCTGAACCTTTCAAGCTGGCCGTTGAAGGCCGCAAAGAGCGTGCCGTTGATCTCAACTGCCCCGCGAAAGCCGGTGCGCGCCGTGGTGCCGAAATTCAGCAGTCCGGGCGCGCGGCGGCGGATCACTTTGGTAGGAGCCGTATCGCCCAAGGGTTCCACGAACCCATTTATGATCCGCCCCGCGCTTTCCTGGAAATGCGTTCCCGGAGCCGTCGATAACGGGAACGGAATGTCAATCGTGCGAGCCATAGCGATCTTTCACATAACGATTGAGCACTTGGTCACTGTTGTCGGAAGGCGGGCCGGCACGTTTATTCCTAGCCGTATTCATCCGTTCGATGGCATCCAGCACGGCGCTGCCGCCAAAGTTTGGCGCGGCTGTAGAAAGCGCGTTCGGCGTCAAAGGCGCATTGCCGAGTTCACTTAGTGGAACGCCTTTGGGGTTTTCTACGCCCGCAGCCTTTGCTTCATTCTCGCCGATGCCGAATGCAGCAAGTCCGGCCCATCCGTATTTACGAACAATGTCGATAATGTCATCGCGAAACATGACGTAGTTACTGGAGCCTTCCCCAGCAGCGCGCGAGCCTTGGTCTAGGTATTTGATGCCGGGGATGCCGGCTTCTTTCAGCACGTCTGATGCTGCCGGTTCACTGCCCAAGCGCCGCCCCAGCGCGCTATAAAGCCGCTCGCCCGACAGCGCTGGCACGTTCGCAATCATGTCGCGGGACGTGCCGCGCAATGTGGCTTCCGGTTCCGGCGTGTAAAATCTTGATTGCGGGATTGCATCTAGCGCCGCCGCGCGCGCCGGATGTTCCATCGGCAACGCCTGATCCCATGGCAGCATCTGCTCGGGCTGCGCGTTGATGTTCACCTCGTACATGCGGCCGGCAGGAGCGGCGTTGATAATCGCCTTGCCAAGTCCAGCCTCGTCTAAGAATTTCGGATCGCGCGTCTTTATGTAATTCTCAACAGCCTGCCGCTGTGCCGGGGGCAGTTGCGTATGATGGAGATCATCGACCATCCATCCATAATCACCGGGCTTTGCACCCGCCGTTAATGATGACCGATAGTCGGCCGCAACCTTCGGATTCTCCGCAAAGTACAGCCCATGACCATAAGCCTGCGCGCCCTCGCCCGTGCCGATCTTACTCAGATCAAACCGCTCGAAGTCGTGCGGGGAGCCATGGTAGGCGCGGATACCCTTGCCCATGCTCGAACCAAGCGCGCCCGGCGGAACTCCAGGCGCGCCAACCGCGCCGATCGCACTCAGCAGCACATCGCGCGGGTTATAGTCCCCGCCTGCCTGCAAACTGCTGGCACTCTGTAGCGCGCGCTGCTCACTCGGCAGGAACTGTTCCCAAGTGGCCGCACGGCCCTGCGAAGCCGCGAGCGATGCCGGGTCAGGCTCGCGCGTTGGAGCGCGGCGGCGGGTACGCGCAGCCGCCGCCTCGTACATATCCGCTAGATTGGCCAAAAGCGACCAATCCGGCATCACCGCCCCGTGGTGTAGTTGAATTGGGCATAGCGCCGATTGCCGGCCCGAAGCTGAATATCAGTCGTCAGCGTCTTGCGCGTCCGGGCCGGCCGGCCAATACGGCGCAGCGTTTCCTCAGCCTGATCCGACAGCACTTTGAGCGCGGGATCGGCACCGAGCCCGAACGGCGCGGCCACCGCAAACGCCACATAGTCGGAGAGCGAAGGAAAGATAGCGTCATCGATTTCGCCGCCGGCGGGCGGCCCAGGCGTGCCAGCGTCGCCCACATAGACGATTTCCAACGCCGCAAGTTCGGCCAGAACCGGATCGACAAGGCCATCAACGCGACTGACCATTTCATCGGTTGGGGCCTGCCCAAAGACCAGTACGCCGAGATTATCGAGCACGGCATCGATCAGAGCTCGTCGGGTGCTGGCCATCAGTCGTCACCCGAACGGACTGTAGGCGGCCGGCCGGGGCCGCGCTTATCGGGCTGAGGCGAAGGCCAAGGGTTGCGCGCAATCTGAGCAGCTTCACTCTCATATCGCGGGTCGGCGGGACCGAGCGGCACGCTAGGCGGCCGACCGGGACCGCGCGTCACCGGATCGGCCGCCGTCTCGCGCGGAATTTCCGCTAGTTCGCGCTCATGCGGATGCGTGCCTTTCGGCGGCGTGCGCGAAAGACCAGTCGGCGGCTTTTCGTCAGGGGCGAGGTAATGCAGCGTTGCCTCGCCCGCGTTATCATAGCACCATGTTGGATCAGCCACGTTCTTGGCCATCATAGCCTCCTGTTGTTGGTCCACCTATAGGCGGACAAGAAACAAAACGATGGTAGTAGTAGCAGACGCTGCTGTTATTCTCGGGCGGAAGAACCGGCAAGGAATTGTCGTTTCTTGGAGGCCGGGACCTCCGCCACCATTTTGGTTTATTGTTACCAAAAGAGGCCATGCCGTATTTAATGGAAAATCTCCAGTGTCCTGATTTGCGCCCTCGATGTGCACCTCGAACGCTGACGCGGAATAACCTTGCCACATAAGCGTGGCGGGGGCCCAAGGCACATCAAACGCTTCTCCTAGATCACTAACGCCGCCGGACCAGATCACCAACATGCGATCCTTGTCGAGGTTCTCAAGAGTGTAATTGATTATCGCCATCTCCTATTTCCTCTATAAAAAAGAGGGTGGCTCGAAAGAGCCACCCTTAAAGTTTCGTTACAAGCTGCCGCTCAGTCGAGTGGCAAGCCTAGGATCGACCGTCTTGACGCCGTACAGAATATCAAGACGGAAGTTCGATATGTCGTTGACGCCGTCATAGTATGGAATGACACGAACGCTGAGGCCCTTGTAGGTCTCGCGCGCCACGTCAACCGCACCCGGCGGCTTGACCATCGGCACCACAGCCAGAGCGAATGCATTCTCCTGGAACACGAGGTTCTGGAAGTAGCCGGTCACTGTGCTGCCCTGCACAGTGATCGTACCGCCGGCCGGCAGGTTCGCAACCTGACCAATGTCAACCGTGGCGAAGGCAAAGTTCACGTTGGTTGAAGCGGGGAGTGTGTTTAGGATGATCGCCGGCGCAATCGAGATAGTCGCAAGCGTACCGGCATCCGAGTTCACATCTGCCTGCACCACGAACTGTTGTAGGTAGGGCAGCTTCGCCTTGGTGATAGGATTGACGGCAAACACGCCAGAGATCGTAAACACGTCACCCTTTTTCAAGATGCCGGTTTGCGATGCCGTCCATCCGCTTGTGTTCAAGCTCTGAATACCGGGAACGCTCTCGGTATTAAGCACCGCGCTATAGTTAACCTGCTGGTTGGCGCCGGCAACGATCGGCGTTCCAGTCTTGATCCCGACCGTGTGCGTCGGGACGTTCTGCGCCATGTAGGTGTCGATGCCGCCCATCTGCCCAATCTCGCCACGGCGATACGCTTCCGTGCCGATCTGCTGCATGAACAGGGCAGTTTGCGATTGCGCGACGCCCCAGAAGTCGGTCGGCGAAAACACCGCTGAACGATCATTCTGTGGAACGGAACCATTGTCGAGCCGTTCCGGTGCAGGGCGGAAATCAGAGAACGCCTTGATCGATGCCGTTGCGCCAAGCGGCGATTGCGGCGTGACCCAATTGTACACGTCCTTGTACAAAGCCATCAGATCTTGATCGACGGCGTTAGCAAGCTGCACCATGGCCGGACGAATGACGCGATCCGCAAGCTGCTCGATCTTCAACGTCAGTTCGGTCGAGCTGAACTTGAAATCGACGCCTTTCTGGGAGCCGACCACCATGGTCAGCTTACCTTCGGTCACGTCCTGGCCGCCAACCGGGGCGACCACAGCGCCGGTACGGACGGCAAACTGGTTGGGCTTGCGAATGCTGATCGTGTCGCCGGCTTCGTAGCCGTTGATCTTCTTCGCAAACTCCGGTTCGAAAGCCCGCCAGACTTGGCGCGCCATGACAAGTTCGTTATCGAGAATTCGCACCGCTGCTTTCGCAACGATACTAGGATTTAGGACAGTATTAGCCATTGCCTTGACCTTTCGCGGTCAAGGGCTCCGCAAGCTGACTTGTCAGTCAGCCCTAACGTCTGCCGGGATATTTGCGCATGATGTAGGCGTCCACTTCGCGATCAGGCGAAGAAGGCGCAGCGCCGCCGGTGAGCGGTCGGATTATTGCCGGAGCCCTGGTTTGCGTTCTAGGGTTGTTCGGCAAAGACAGACGGCTTTCGATGGTCCCAATGGCGCGAGCGGCTTGCCGATCGGTCATGTTATTGAGATCATCGAGAACCTGGGGATTGCGACCGAGGAAGTAAACCAAGTGCCCGCTGTTTTCGCTTTCGAGGATCATTTCCTCGAGCGCGGGACTGGCTTTCAACTCCAGGCGATTGGCCTCGGCCATCACAGCATCGAAATCAGGCGTTCTCGCCTTGAAGTCTTCGACACGTTCTTGATGGGCCTCGGCCACGTCGCGGAGTTGCGCCGCCCGCATACTTTCTTGGCTTTGAACCTGCCGGCGCACTTCCCGCGTAGTTTGGCGCTTGTCCAACTCGTAAGCCGTCAAGGCGCGTTCGTACGCGAGATAATCGCCCCGGTATTCTTCCTCTTTCGGTGGCTTGCCGATGATACGCTCAACAGCGCCGTCAACGTCTTCGGGCCGTACACCTGCGGTGCGGGCGCGGAGCTCGTTGTTCTCGGCGCGTAGGCGATCGTTTTGAGCCTTCAACCGATCAGCCGCCTGTTGCCGCTGCTCGCGGCGCCGCACGGTGTCAGGAGAAGGTTCGCCATCCGCTTTCGGCGGCTGGCCGTCGCCTTCGTCTATCGGTTCGCCTTCCTGTTCTGTCTCTGCGCCGGCGTCGCCTTCCTCCTGTTCGGTATCGGGTTCGGCCGGTTCGTATTCAGGTTCCGGCGCGGTTACCGGGGGATCGGCGACCGGCAGTCTCGGATCGTCTGCTGTGCTCATGGTTTGCTCATAAAAAAAGCCCCCGGTTGGGGGCTGGTTGATCGGCGGCTACCCCGAGCGGGCGGCCGGCTCGAAACTGGTTTAGAAGTTGTATCCCCACGCGCTTACGCTGGCGTTGGTGTTGCCGGCGCCCAGCGCGGGGAGCGTCACAACGATGTTCGAGGATGCCGCCAGCGCGGGCAGGCATGGATTGAATGACACTACTGCGGGCGCCCAGACTGTCACACCGGTCGCTGAGACGTACGTATAAGTGAATGTGCCTCCAAGTCCTGTAATCGTAAGTGCAACACCCGCCCCCGCAGTAGCGCCTAGTGCGTTGACCGCAACCCCGCAAATCCATGTCCGCCTACCAGTTGTGGCAGTCAATGTTGCGGTCGCGGTCGCATTCGCCACGTTGCCCGATCCGTTGCCGATCGCAATCGCATCAGGCGGAAGCGGCGGATAAAATTGCTGCGCAAACGCGGTGACAACGCCGGCAATCAATGCCAGCGCGGCAATCAAAAACCGTCTCATGTCGATTTCCTTATTGCAGCGGCGGTGCGCCGAACGGAGGCGGCATAGCAGCGCCCGGTGGGGGGCCGTTGGGGCCGGGGGGCGGGCTTACTGGACCCCCCATCGGGCTAGACGGCGGGGGAGAATTTCCGCCGCCATTGGTCGCGCCCTGGCCGGTCAGGCCAAGCGCGTTTGCCATGTCACTGACAATCGAATTGAGTTGCGCCACAGCGTCGGCCAGCGCGTCAACCTTGTCGGCATCCTTGCCGGTTGGGTTCTGATGCTGATGCAAGGTCAGCGCATGACCGGCCATGGCTGCCTCGTGCGTGCGATTGGCCATCTGAATATCAGCATCGATCCGCGCAAATTCAGCCTCGATCTTCTTCAAATCAAGCGCGTTCTTTTGCTGATCCATTTGCTGCGTGTGTTGCAGCTTCGCCACCTCGAGCTGCTGTTCCGGCGAGGGCGGCGGCGGCGGCATGGGCGGCGGCGGCGGCTCGCCACTTTCCTTCGCTTCCATCTGCTGAATTGGTTGTGGCAACAATAACTGCGCCCGCTTGGCGATCTTGTCCGATAGCGGCCAATCCTGCATTCGGGCAAACAGATCGATGTAGATTTGCGCTACTTCCGGACCGGCTGCTTGCATGAACGATTGCATTCCGTCGCGGGCTTCCTCGCGTCGGGTCGCATAAGACGGCCCCATCTCGACCGCTACCTCATAAGTCCCGACCGTCAAATCATTCATGACCACCGTGGCAATGCCGTCGCCGTTCGGATCGATGACTTCCTTGTTTATTTCCATCATGTCGATCTTGCCGTCTTCGCCGACAATGCGAATGGTGCGCTTGGTGTCATAAATGTGCGGGATCAGATCGACCACGATTTCGCCAACCCGCTGCACCATGCGGCCGAAATTCTCGATATAAACATACGTTCCGGTGTCGCCTTCACGCTGGCGGGCGGTGATGGCGCGGCCACTGGTTTCATTTGATTTGGCACCAAGCGCGGCCGGATAAATGCCGGTGACGGCGCTCATGTCCTCGGACGCAACCAACAACAACTCACGAATGCCGGACGATGACAGCGGCGGCGGTTCGCGTGCTGGGGCTGCGCCGCCGTTGGCCGGGTCAGGTTCATATTCGAGAAATGGCCAGTTCCGGCTATTGGCCGTCTCCCATTGATCTTGGTATTTCTCGAAGTTCTTGCGCGTCCCTTTGTAGGGTGCCTTCGGCTGCAACGCGACCACTTCGGCATCTGCCGAAATGCTGTAATTGTAGAGCCGCTGCACATCCTTGAGCGCCCGAAGGATGCCCTTGCGGATGATCTCGCGCCCAATCTTGGTTTCCTCGCCCAGCGCCGGGGCGATCGGGATATGCGCACCGGGCCAGATTTCCGGGCCTTCCAAGATGTCGCGCGCCGAGATCACATAGCGTTCGACCTGATAGCTGTCGCGTTCCTCGATCTCAACGTGTTGCGGCAGCTGCGGCGGCTGCGTGGGGCCGGCCTGCATCGGAATGCCCGACATGGAAGGGGCAGCCATCTGCTGATCTACGTTCGCATTGTAAGCGTCAACATCGGCTTGCTTGGCGCCGTCCTTGTCGTCAGTGAGATCAACAATCGCGCCTTCCGGGTACATCGCCAGCCGGCGCTTGATCGGCGTCTTGCACCAGTATTCCGTTACTCGCACATGGTCATCAGTGAACCATGTGTAAAACATCTCCTTGCTTTCAGTGAGCGGATCGGAACTGGCGTCGGGATATTTCTTCTCGAATGTCCGTCTCGCCATGTCGATCGGCACAAAGCACCACTCGGCATCGCGCCGGGTCGGGTGAATGCTGTCAGGATCCCAGATAACGCTGATGCCATCCTCAACCGCACCAATGCAGATTTCCTGATCCATCGTGGTGCCGCTGGCCACCTCGGTATAGACCCGAACATGACCGATCCCGGCCCCAACTTGCTGATCGGCAGCGGCAAAGTAAGCGCCCTTGGCATCGCTGCGCTGCTCGATATAGCGGAGCATCCCCGGCAGAATTTTGGTGGCCACGTCCTTGCTGGCCATGTCGTCAACCGGCACCACTTTGATCGCGGGCCGTAGCTGCCTGATGTCGCCTGTAACCTGCCGAACGAATTGCGGGCACTTGTTGATGGTCAGGATCGGCCGGCCTTCGGCTTCACGCTCCTGCTTGGCCCTGGCCTCCCATTGGCCTTCCTCGGTCAGAAAGCGCAAATCCTCATAGGCTAGGTCTTGGTTCTTGCGGTCCTTTTCATAGCCGCTCTCGTATCGCAACAGGGCTTCGGCATGAACGTCGCTGGATTGATCGGTAGCGGTCTTGCGCGGTCCCTTGCGGAGCTCAGGTTTCTTCTCAATCTCGGCCACAATGTCGCTGAGAGGAACCTTAGCATCATCAGCCATAGAAGGCAGCAACACTCATCGCCAATAGCGCAAAGCTGGTTGTGCCAACAGTTATGGCGACAAATCTATCGTTGGCCGTCCAAGCCGCAGCCGCCCAAAAGCTGGTAAGCCCCACCATAAACGCTACCCATATCCAAAAAACGACCATGTCATTTGCTCAACTATTTTCCTGCGGAAGCACAACGTAGGAACACCACGAAGCGTAATATAGATGCTTTGTTACGCGGCCTACGTATACAGCCAGCACGATTGGTTCTCCCGGTCTATGCACAAAAAACCATTGCCCCCCGCGATCAACATCAAATGGTTTCATTTAGCTGCCCTTATGCCCGCCGTAAGGCCATCGTCCATATTTTCTATAGAACCATCCCATGAATTCGACTTCCTGCCCCATCGCAGCTTCATCAAATTCCCAGAACCATAACGCAGTCATGATTTAGCCTCCCTTATGCCCGCCGTAACGTTTGCTGATGTAGCTGTCCACCATGGCATCCGCGCTGCGGCCGGCGCTGTCCCGGTGCGACTTCGGCGTGATCATGCCGGTGCCCTTATCCGACATGTTGAACTCTGCCGCGACTTTCATGGGCGGGCACTTGGCATAGCCGGCGCCGTGCGCGCACGCGGCCATCAGGCGGGCCTCTGCGGGGGATTTGCTAGGCATTACTTCAACTCCCGTTGATATCTCTGGATTGCTTTGGTGACGCCTATCCCCGGCTTGCTAAACAATTCATGCAGTTTTCGCGCGCGAGCATCTTCGTCTCGCAACAACAGGGCACCGAAACAGATTTCGCCGGCGATATGTCGCCACGTACAACCACGCGATGCAGCGATTTCCTCGACCGACTTGCCGTCAAGGAATAATTTTGCCAGCATTTTTTGCCGGATGCCAAAAGTTGCCGCGTTTTGATATTTGCTTTTCATGCCCCCATCCATGAACCGGCGTATCTGCGCCGCCGCTCTAGGCGCTTAGTTTCGGGTTCGGTGATAGCGACGGCGAAGTACCGGAAAGCGTCCGCGCCATGGCTTGCCCAATTATGCAACGGTTCCTTAGATCGCTGACCGGTATTGGCATCGACTTTGTACTGGTAATGCCGCAATGCTTGCAAACCATCGGCACAGTTTCGTTCATCAAACCAGCAGCGACCAAACAGGGTTCGGGCGGCGTTAATCCCATTCGCCACACCAATGTCAGGAACAATTTGGACGCTGCGGCCGATCGCCTCTGCTTGTTGCTTAATCGTCTTTTCAGCGGCGAGGAGATTACTGTCGGCATCATGTGGTAGCCAATCGGTTCCATAGACGTATTCGCGACTTTGCAACTCTTTCAGGTAATGGTCTAGCGCATGGCCGGTGTTTTCGTAGTAGTCGATCAGCCGATGTTCAAAGCCGATCGTTTGCGCAAACCAAATGGCCGTCATGTCGGCGCGGCCCAAATCCCAGAACGTGTGGACCGGGTGCGCGCTGTCGTAAGGCACGCGGATTATGTGAGCCTCTGCGGTTGCCTGCCGGATTTCGTTGGCGTAGATCGCGCCTTCCAGCGTCTGGCGGCAATTGCCTTCCCAGACGTTGAGGTAAGCGTCGGGATCGCGCGCTTGCAGCGCGGCCATTTCCTTGCGCAGCACTTCGGGAAACCAAGGATTGTCGGCGTGGGTCAGCTTGACGACGAACGCACCCTCTGGCGGATTGAGTACGAACCGCTGGTAGGTTTCGTCGGTTTCGAGTTCGGGATTGAACGTGATCCAGATTTCGCTGTCTTCCTTGCGGATTGTCGGGATCAGCTTTTCCCAGGACGAGGCCGACACTAGGTTGGCTTCCTCGACCCAAACTTTGTCGATGCCTTCCTTTGACTTGATGCTGTCAACGTTGTGGCGCAGCCCAGAGAAGCTAAAGTCGGTTCCGTTCTTGCCCCTGATTTCGTCTTGCAACACTTCGTAATGAGCCGTGAGGCCCAGTTCGGCTACCTGATCGCTTAAAAGCTTGTGGACGCTATCCTTGATCGAGCGCTGGATTTCTCGAGCGCAGAGCACGCGCTGCGGCTTGGCGGCACCTTGTATGAGCAGCGCACGAGCTGCACCCCATGACTTCGCCCCACCGCGCCCGCCGTACAGAACCTTGTATCTATTCGGCTGGAATAAGCAGCGGAGCTTCGCTGGAAACTTGGCCGTCGCCGTGTTGGTTGAGGACAAACATCACCTTGATATTTGCAAGCAGCGAGCCGGCACCGTCGAGCGTCATTTCTTGCTTGGGTTTGCCCAGCGCGCGGTCGAGGATCGCAACGCAAGCTTGAAGCTGTGTGGTTTCCGATCGCGCGTGTTTGCTGAGGTGAACAAGCCGCTTCAAAGCATCCATTGAACAAGTCGTGGCGTGTCGCTTCACCTCGCGGACAATCTTCGACGTTCCGGCCGGGTTACCCGATTGGCCTTTTTTGTAGGGGATTAGGTGCTCTGCAGACATTCTGTAACCAAAAGCCGCTCAAATCGGGTGATTGTATCCGCGCGCCATCCAGGAGATGGCGAAGATCGCGATCCCCGCAAGGATTATGACGGTCAGCCAGACAAGGAACTCGGTCATAACGGGTAGAACATCCGCATGAGTGCCTTGTGCAGTGCGGGAGGCATTCCGATCACGGCGTGACGATTGGCGGCCCATCGTTTGTGAGTGCAGTACCAGAACCAGAGCATGATCAGCTCTCCCAGAATTTTATGCGTCCATGCTGCAGCCATTCCAACCGGCTTCGCTGTTGCCGACAAAACCGGTTGAATTGCCACAGAGCAAGTTTGAAACGAACTCTGTGCCACCACAGCATTTGGGCGCCTTTTCCAACAAAAAACCCGCGCGGATTACTCCGGCGGGCGCAATCTTCCAAGCGATAGAAATGACAATAGTTCATTCTTTGTTCCCCGTCAAGCCGTAGTGGGTGGCCAAGGCCGACAGCCCAGCCCTAGCGCAGATCAGGTCAACAAACGTAGGCGCTTCATCCCGTTCGCATAGTGCCTGCACCGCCCGCTCGGCGCCTGACCCGGTGGCCACAAGCACGGCCTGAGCGTCAAAGAACCGCTCGGCGGCATCGCGATCGCGCTTGGCCTGCTCCTGGCCCTGTGGGCTGTCAGGGTCGGGCGGGTGGCTGTGCCCGCGCTCGAACGCCGCCGTACGCACTGGGAAGGCCCCGATAGCGTGGCGCCACTTGGCGGCGTCCTGTGCCCAGCGCCGGCCGGCGGCGTACATGGCGGCGGTGATCTCGCGCTGTAGAAATAGCCGGCCGAGCTCGGTTCCCCATTCCGGATCGCGCATACCGCGCAGCGCCGCGTCCCGCAGCCGCCGCACCTCGGTGGGCGAGGCTTCCCGGCTTTCCCGTTGGTGGCGTCCATTGGGCTCGCGTGCGATGGATTTCATGCCGCTTGCCCCTCTCTGCGTCTGGCTTGTCGCCTAAGTTGCGCGATAGCATTGCACTTGTGACAATTTTTTGCGCCGTCCCATGGCGAAACATATCCGTCTTCGCTGTATTTGTGGCCGCGCGGGCAGTAAAATTCTCCATCTCCCTTTTTTACCTGCTTTTCTCCGTTCAAAGGAAAATTCAAATATGCCAATTCGCCATAGCGTTCCCTTGCTGCCTCGTCGTAAGCCAGCGCCGCTTCCTTGGCGGTTTTGAAACTACCCAACCGCCGCAAGTTTTTGCTCGTTTTGGAGCCTATCTCTGCCCTAAACCAACCTTTTTTTCTCTTCTCAACTCCGCGAAATCCCGTGCTGTTGTGATGCACAGCCAATGCCTGCGAGCGCTTGGTAAGAAACCAGGGTTTCATGCCGTCATCCCTTCACTCGAAAATCGTTTCTGGCTTCAACCCGCGCCACCCCATAGGGAAGCTCCCGCTCTTTATCGAACGGACCAAACGGCCGGCCGTGCTTCTCGAACAGTTCCCCATAGGATTGCCCCGGATCAGGAGGCGGCGATCGGCGCCTAGGCGGGAACCTGTCTTTGTAATCGTCCTTGCCAAACCCGTATCCCATCGCTTCGCCCTTCCTTCGTCCTATCTTTCTTCCTCGCTAGACCACTTTCTCCCCCCTCGCGCGGCTGCAGAGAAGGAAGTGAGATTACTATGTGATTGTGATTGGTC